GCTCCCGACGGGCTCAGCAGATTGGAGATGAAATGCCAAGTATCGTCACAGCTTCACAGCTACGCTCGGTGCTTGGCGTCTCATCGGCTCTCTACGATGACGCTTATCTCGACGACATAATAAACACGGCTGAAGGCGTAATCCTTCCGCTCTTGACAGCTCACACAGTCGCCGTCACTCATGTCGAGATCGAATCAAATGTTGCATATTTTACAACTCAACGACCACATCAATTTGTCGTCGGTCAATCAATCATTATTGCTGGAGTCGTTCCGTCAACTTTCAACGGGACTCGCGCCGTAACCGATAAATTGTTGTCGCCATATATTTTTACGCAAGCCCTAACCAACGCAGACATTACATTCCGCGCAAGCATTCCAGCCGGTACAGCGACACTCTCTGGACAAGCCGCCGCCGTAATTTATATTGGGAACTCAAATGTCGAATCGGCTGTTCTCAATGTCTCAGTCGAAGTCTTTCAATCCCGTGTCGCTCCCGGTGGACAGATCGAAGGAGTCGATTTCAGTCCGAGCCCGTTCCGAATGGGACGCTCTCTTTACAACAGAATCTCGGGGCTCTTAGGCAATCAAGTCGATGTCGATTCGATCGTAGGCTAGTTATGCCAGCCTCATCGATCTCGGCAGATGTTCGCGGAACTCTTGCCACAGCTCTCAGCGGTGTCGCTGGGAATGTTTATTCTTACGTCCCCGAGGCAATTATTCCGCCAGCCGTCGTCATCGTTCCATCGTCGCCGTATATGGAGATCAACCTAATCGGCAAGTCATCGATCAAATTGCTTTTGAATTACACGATCACGGTCGCCGTTGCCTATAACTCAAATCCGGGATCACTTGACAATCTTGAAAAACTAATCCTTCAAATTCTGGCGGTCATTCCGTCAGGGTACATCGTCGGACAGATCGAGCGTCCGACTGTGACAAGCGTTGGAGCTAGTAATTTATTAGCCGCCGACATCAATGTATCGACCTACTACACGCAAACAAACTAAGGAGAAAACTAATGCCAACGACCGTCATCACCGGACGCGATCTAGTTTTGACGATCGCGACCGTTAATTACGACGCACAAGCGACCAGCGCGATTCTTACTAACGCGCCTGTCATCGATACCTATCAGACACTCGATGGAAAGGCTTACAAGCACATCGACGATCAATGGACTTTCGATGTTGAAATGCTCGCAGATTGGGGAGTCGCAAGCTCTCTATCAGAAGCACTATGGACAGCCGCCGACACAGCACCGAACACAACTCTCGCGTGTAGTCTTACAGCTACGACCGGCGCAGTCTTTGCGTTCAATGTTATGCCGGTATATCCATCAGTAGGCGGAGCGGCTCCGGGAGCTCAAACGCTGTCACTTTCATTCTTGGTTGTCGGCACTCCAGCCGAAACCTTTAGCTAAAAAGGAGATCGGGAGATGAAGCTAGAAATCACTATCGAACACCATTCCGGGGAGTCAGCCGTACACACGGCAAGCGTCCCGGAGTGGCAGAAATGGGAGATCAAATTCGGTCGAACAATTCAGGACGCTCATAACAATCTCGGCGTGAATGACATTCTTTTCCTAGCGTGGAACGCGATGAAGCGTAAAGCCGCCGGAAAGACTGTCAAACCTTATGAGATTTGGTGTGAGACCGTCTCGGATTTCTCGATCGGAGATGATCTCCCAAAAGACACACAGCCGGGAGCTTAGGACGACTACTTGTCGAGTTAGCAATCGAGACAGGTATTCCGATGAGCGAGTGGCAGACGGCAGAGGATATCCTCACGGCGATCGATGTATTGGAGAAGCGGAATGAGCGTAGAAATCGCGTATGACAAAGCCGAACTCCGCTCGATCACGCGATCATTCAAAGCGATGTCAGATGAAGGTATCGAAGCCGCAAAGCGTGAATCCTCAGCACTAGCAGAATTTTTACAGCTTAAAGTCAGAGAGACAGCTCAAACCCGAACCGTCGCGGGGACGGCTGTCCGTCGTGTTGCCGAAGGCTCAAGGGTTGCGAAGTCGTCCAAGATTGGGGAAGTCTCGTTCGGCTTCGCGGCACAAAAGTTTTCCGGTGGTGGTACTACTCAAAAGCTCTGGGCTGGTCTGGAATTCGGTTCCAATCGGTATAAGCAATTCCCGAGACGCACTCCTAAACTTGGCGGCGGATCTGCCGGATACTTTATCTATCCGACACTCAGATCGATCCAGCCGGAATTAATTGAAAAATGGGAACGCGCATTCGATCGTATCTTGAAGGAGTATGACTAAAAATGGCTGGATCAAGAACACTCAAACTCTCAATCCTTGCGGATACAGCCGACCTCGTTAAAGGTCTAAAAAATGCCGAGGACACATCTAGTACATTTGGAGACAAGCTAGGCGGAGCGTTCAAAGCTGTTGGAGTAGCCGCCGCCGCCGCTGGAGCGGCAATCGGCGCGATGGCAATCAAAGCCGCCGTCGATGGAGTTAAGTCAGCAATTGAGGACGAAGCGGCTCAAGCAAAGCTTGCAAAGACTCTCCAGAATGTCACCGACGCAACCGACACACAGATCGCAAGCGTTGAAAAATATATTTATCAAACTTCACTCGCGACAGGAATAACCGACGACCAACTTCGTCCATCATTTGATCGCTTACTTCGCTCAACTAAAGATGTCACCGAAGCGACTCGACTTCAATCACTTGCGATCGAAATCGCCGCCGGTACAGGTAAAGGACTTTCCCAAGTCACCGAGGCTCTCTCAAAGGCTTACGATGGATCTTTTGGAGCGTTGAAAAAACTTGGCGTCCCGTTAGACGAAAATATAATTAAGACAAAAGATTTCGACGCGGCTGTCGTCGTACTTTCGCAGACTTTTGCTGGACAAGCTGATGTCGCCGCTAATACTTTCGCCGGACGCTTGGCAAGAATGAAAGTAGCCTCGGACGAAGCGAAAGAGACTCTTGGCTTTGCACTCTTGCCAGTTCTCGAAAGACTTGCCGGGTTCATGACAGATTCAGCCATTCCAACTCTTAACTCATTTATCGCCGGACTTACTGGAGAAAAAGGTCTTTCCGTAGCGACCGAATACGCCGGAAAGCGTGTTGATTCTTTCGAGCCTAAAGTCACCAATTTAGAAAAAGCCGCAACGGTTGCCGGAATCACGATCAGAGAATTGGGCTCAAGAATTGGAAAATTGTTCGCCGATGTCGATGAATTAACCGGCGGAAAAGGTAGCGCACTAGATGGATTCGTTAAAATTATCAATGTCATCACGGCGGCGGCGAGCGCGTGTACGACAGCCGTTCAAGCTCTTGTCGGCGCGTTAGCCTCAATGAAAAAGTTCTTTGAAAATCCGATTCAACTTCAAAGCGGTTGGACTAAGTTCTTAGAATTCTTGGTCACACTTAGAAAAGCCCTAGTCGGAGATTTTACAGCTCCTAGTATTCCACCACAATTCTCAGCGAGAAGGTCAGGATTCGACACTTCGGTTCCAATGGCTCCATCCGTTCCACAGATTTACACAGCCGGATTCTCTGGCGGCGGAATGGTTAACAATATAACCGTCAACGGTGCGATCGATTCAGAGTCCACAGCTCGACAGATCGTCTCAATTCTTAACGATTCGCAAGCTCGCGGAACACTTGGCGGAGCCGGGATTCTAGTGTGACGAACTGGGCTCCAGATTGGCGAGTCAAGATCAACGCCGTCGAATACACCGATGTCACTCTTGCCAATCTAACAATTACTAGCGGTCGGACAGATATCTATCAACAGCCGGTCGCCGGATATTGCGCTCTTGAATTGATTAACCTCAACACAGCGTCCGTCACAATCTCAATCAATGACGGTCTGACAGTCGAAGTTAAGGACGGAACCGGAGCCTATGTTCCGATATTCGGTGGATCGGTCTCAGATGTCGCTATAGAGGTCGCTAGAGCCGGATCGACCGGATATTCACAGGTCGTTCGAATTGTCGCGCTAGGGGCTCTCTCACGGCTTCCAAAGGCACTTACCGAAGGAGTCTTATCTCACGACTTCGACGGTGATCAGATTTACACAATCCTCTCAGGAGTTCTCTTTGCTAATTGGAACGCCGTTCCAGCCGCGACAACTTGGGCGGCTTATGATCCGGCGCAAGATTGGACGGACGCCGAAAACACAGGACTCGGCGAGATCGATCAGCCGGGAGATTATGAACTACACCAACGCTCGGCAAGTGTGACCGATGTTTACTCGCTCGTCTCAGCTCTTGCGACTTCGGGCTTCGGCTATATTTACGAGGATTCGTCCGGTCGGATTGGTTATGCAGACGCAACGCACCGAAGCGAATATCTAGCGGCGAACGGATATCTGGATGTCTCAGCCAATGACGCAATCGGCTCGGGACTTGCAATCCGTACACGCGGCGGAGATGTTCGAAATGACATAACTCTTACCTATGGCAACAATTACGGATCCGAGGTCACAGCTAGCGACCCGGCTTCAATAGCTCTCTACGGCGATCTCGCCGCAATTATCAACACCACAGTCAGACACACCGTCGACGCCCAAGAACAGGCTGATCGATATCTTGATCTCCGGGGCTATCCTCGCGCCAAATTTGATCAGATCACTTTTGCACTTACAAATCCAGAAATGTCAGACACCGATCGCAATACGCTCATCGCTGTATTTATGGGACTTCCGATGAATGTCACCGATCTCCCGATCAATATGAACGACGGAGAATTTCAAGGATTCGTCGAAGGTTGGACATTCCGCGCGAGCTTCAACACTTTATCAATCACGGTCAATCTTTCGCCGGTGGCGTTCTCGCTGGCGGCTTTCCGTTGGAACTCTGTACCGATATCCGAAAGCTGGAACACTTTATCCCCTACACTAGACTGGGAACACGCCACAGTCGTAGCATAAGAAAGAAGGAAAATGGCAACGACAACGAACTTCGGCTGGACAACGCCGAACGACACCGACCTCGTAAAAGATGGAGCCGCGGCGATCCGGACGCTTGGTCAGTCGATCGATACTTCAATGATGGATCTTAAAGGCGGAACGACCGGTCAGGTACTTGCTAAAAATTCAAATACCGACATGGACTTCGTGTGGAGTGCTGACGCCGCCGGTATGACAAATCCAATGACAACAACAGGCGATACAATTTATTCGTCGAGCGGTTCAACACCGGCGAGACGCGCAATTGGTACGACCGGACAAGTCCTCACAGTTTCCGGCGGACTTCCAACTTGGGCGACGCCAGCGTCACCAGCGGCGGTCGGCGTTATGTTAAGGCTCACGAGTACGACGGGCATTTCTAACGGAACCTCAACGACTCTTGATTTTACAACAGAACTGTTCGACACAGATTCATTCCACGACAATTCAACAAATCCAAGCCGAATAACTATTCCAGCCGGTAAAGGTGGAAAATACCTTGTCACAGCCTCGACCGGTTGGGACAGTGGCGCATCAGGTGATCGTCAATATCGTGTTTTCAAAAATGGATCTTTATTAAGTGGAACACCGAATAACACATGGCAAAATGTATCGACCTCGACAATCGGTCAACCTTATGCTTATGTATTCAATTTGGTTGCGACCGATTACCTTGAATTCAATGTTGTCCAATACAGCGGATCATCAATTACAATCAGTTCGGCAAATACGACCTTCGGCGCAATGTTTTTAGGAGCATAAATGAATTTCAATAAGCCAACACGACTTAACGGCGTAACCTTAAAAGATGAATTGAAAGCCGTTGGAATAATTGTTGATGAAATAAGCGTAATCGGTGAAATTTTAATTTTAGAAATTCCCGACAAAGACAAAGCAAAAGCCGAGCAAGTGATAAGCGATCACAAAGGAGAGGACATCATCGACCCGAAAATCGCACTTAGAGCCTCAGCACTTGCAAAACTTGCCGCGCTAGGTCTAACAGCTGACGAGATCGCTTCTCTGTAATGTATCCGCAAGGTACAGCGCAACGCTTGGTCGAGGTTGCACTCAAAGAGGTCGGCTACGCCGAGCAGGGTGAGAATCTAACCAAGTACGGAAAATTTACCGGAGCTGATGGCTTGCCGTGGTGCGGATCTTTTCTTATGTGGTGCGCCAATGAAGCCGGAGTCAAGATCCCAAATGTGGTCTCAACTCTTGCCGGATCTAAAGTGTTCAAAACTAAAGGTCGATGGCATGAGACACCACAGCGCGGCGATCTTGCGTTCTTTGATTTTCCGGACGACAAAGTGTTCAGGATTTCACACATCGGAATCGTCATCAAAGCTGACAAAGACGGCGACGGCTGGATTACGACAATCGAAGGCAACACATCAGGATCAGGATCTCAACGCAACGGCGGAGAAGTAATGATCAAGACGCGTCAATACACAGCCGGCGGCTCAATCGTCGGATTCGGGAGACCAAATTTCGCACCGTCGGAATTGGACTTTCCACTTATTCCGCCAAAGGTTGCGAAAGTAAAGGAGAAAAAATGATCAAGGTTAAGGAACTTCTAGTCTCTTGGCTTCGCAGCTCTCTCGCCGGTGGATTGGCTGTCTACATGACAGGCAACACGAACCCGA